AAGAAGAACGGCAAGTGGCTGTGGGAGCGGATCGGAAGCCGCGCGAATCATTACTGGGACACCGAGTGCTTCCAGGTCGTTGCCGCGTTCATGCTCAAGATCGTCGGGCGCGAATCATCCGCCCCGGTTGACAACAGCGGCGATGAATCATGAAGCCACTGCTCCTTGCCCTGCTGCTCCTGTTGGCCGCCTGTTCCCCGACTCCACTCTTCCAAGGCGAGTTCACCCACGAGTCCGGCCGGCTCCGTGTCCACCCGGACGGTCGCATCGAACTCGCCATCGAACCCCGCACCTCGAAGTAAGCCATGAGCACCTTCAAAGACTGGTTCGAATCCCAGGAATTCAAGCACTTCGGCGCGGCTGAGTTCGAATCCTACTTCGCGGCGCGGCGAAGCGGCGTGAAGAACAGCCAGCCCCCGAAGCGGCTGTGGCAGAACATCCTTCCGACGCTCAGGATCGTCGATGACCTCCGCGCGTCCTTCGGCAAGCCCTGCCGCATTCTGAGTTCCTACCGCTCGCCCGACTACAACCGGGTTGTCGGTGGTGCCATCCACAGCCAGCACCTGGAGTTCAACGCTCTGGACATCTCCTTCGACGGCGTGAGCCCCCGGCAGGTCTACGAGCGGCTGCTCGAATGGCGGAAGTCGGGCAAGTTCACCGGTGGCCTCGGACTCTACCCGTCGTCCGGCTTCGTCCACATCGACACCCGCGGCAGCAACGCCACCTGGCGCTCCCGTTGACACCGACCGCCGGGCATGGCTCGCGGACTTTTCATCACCGGATTCACCATCGCCGAGGTGCTGGCGATCCAGCAACAGGCGAAGTCCCTCCTACTGGAGGGCAAGACCATCATGAACTGGAACGACGCCGACACTTCGGTCTCCAAGCAGTTCACCATGCCCGTCGATCAGGTCCTCGATGAGTGCGGCCACGCGCTCCGGGTCCTCGATCCCGCCACCTACGGCCGCCCGAAGTCAGGCGCGGTTTCCTTCATCTCCGGCTACCTCGCAAAATGAACCGGCTCAAGAACGTCGCCCGTCTCCTGTTGCCGCCGCTCCTCGTCCCCAAGGCCTGGGGATCTTCCTTCGAGTCCGCCAACTGGTCGCCCCGCCGCGGTTCGGTGCCGGGAGCCTCCCCCACCGACGCCCGCAACGAACTCACACCCAGCGTCCGCAGCGAACTGGTCCGCAAGTCGCGATACCTCCACAAGAACAGCGGCTTCATGCGCGAGCTGGTCGCCAACATGGCGATCTACTCGACAGGCGACGGCATCCGAGTCCAGGCCCAGTCGCCCGACCCGGCCTGGAACCGCAACGCCGAAGCCTACTTCGCCCTCTGGTCGGCCCGCTGCGAGGTGACCCGCCGCTTCTCGTTCGAGGAATGCCAGGCGCTCGTCTGCCGCGGCATGGACATCGACGGCGAGTATTTCGTCCACAAGACCCGCGATGCGACAGGCGAACCGCGCATCCAGTTGATCGAGAGCCACCGGATCGGCGACCGCTTCGGCTCCCGTGAAAGCGTCGACGGCGTGGGCCTCGATCCCTGGGGCGCGCCGATCTTCTACCGCACGCTGGAAGACGACAACACCCACCGCGACCTCCCGGCAGCGGCAATGCTCCACATCCACGAACCGGAATGGGCGGGCGGCGTGCGGTCCCATCCGACGATCCAGCATTCCATCAACCACGTCCTCGACGAGATGGAGCTTCTCGCCCTGGAAAAGCACGCGGTAAAGGACAACGCCGACGTGTCGCGCATCCTGAAGACCGCGCGCGGCGAGCTGGATGACAACGGCGACTTCGTGGTCGGGGGTGATGCCGCCGCGGGAGAGTCCAGCGACCCGGTGACCCTCCAGCGCATTGTCGGCGGCAAACTGGTGGCGCTGAAGCCAGACGAATCGCTCGAAAGCTTCCAATCTAACCGCCCATCCCCCACGTTCACCGGGTTCCTGGAACACCTGCGGCGTGATTCCGCGCTCGGGATGATCCCCTTCGAGTTCGCGGCGGATTCCAGCAAGATCGGCGGCGCGGGCGTGCGCCTGATCGTGGCCAAGGCCGACCGCAGATTCTCTTTCCGCCAGATGATCCTCGAAAGCCGCCTGATCAAGCCGGTCTGGGCCTACGTCGTCGGCGACGCGATTGCCCGCGGCCTGCTGCCCCCGGTGGAGGGATGGTGGAAGATCTGCACCGTGCCGCCAAAGCGCGTGACCGTGGACGCGGGCCGGGAAGCCCAGCAGAACCGCGCCGACGTGGAAATGGGCCTCAAGACGCTGTCGGATCACTTCAACGAACAAGGTGCCGACTTCGGCGAGGAAATCGAGCGCCGCGCCAGTGATGCCAAGCTGATCCTGGAGACCGCGGCCAAACACGGTATTCCGGTTGAAATGCTGTGGAAGCCGTCCGGTGGCTCGGCGGTTCCGCTGCTGTCGGGTGGGGTGCGCTCCGCAGAGAAGTGAGCTTGCCCGGCGATCTGGCAACCGGTATGGGTGCCCCGACGATGGGTGCTGGCAATCAATTCGAGTTCCACGAGCAGTCGCAAGCCGCCAAGCAGCAGGTTTTCGACAGCGCCCGCGCATGTATCCCGGCCGGCTGGATGGCTGCCACCCTGGAACTCAAGGTCACGGGACTCCTAGGTTTCGGACCTCTCGCGATTCATCACCGGCTGACGAACCCGGAGAACGGAGATGAAGCCGACGATTTCACCAGCGAGCTCTTCGACAGCACCAGCAAGTTGCACTCGATCTTCACCGACCATGGTCAGCGTTGGACTGGTTGCGTGATTTCAATGGAGTTGGACGGAACCGGCCAGATCATAAGAAGCAAGACAACCTACGAGCAGCTGCTGCGCTGGGTCCACGAGCGCACCTACCGTGAGCTCACAGCCATGCATGACGGCTTTGAACAGGCCCAACGAAATAGAACTGAAGATAAATGACACAAATACTCGGAGCCATCGGTGCCATACTCCTGCTCTCCATGTTCGCCATGTTCTACTGGACCATAGGGGGCATACTCATCAAAGAGTGGAGAGCGCGCCGCAAGGATCGCTGACGGCACGCTCTCCGCGATACCACTGATCCCCGACCACGTCCTGAACGGGGTCGATTTCACCAAACGTGCTCCGGATGAGCTTGAAGCGCTCCTGTGGATCTTGCTCTCCGGTGCGCGTCATACTTTCAAAGGAAGGACGCAGCCACTGGGTGTTCGGAACTCAGCGCAGGATCTCACCCCGCTCGGTGTAACCCAACCGCTGCTTACTGAAGCCCGCGTTGTCCGCGCTCCGGTAGACGGCCCCACGCGCAGAACCCATGCTCTGCAGACCGGCCATCACCTTCGCGAGTTGTCGCTGCGTTTTTTTGAGCGCGTCTTGGTGCGCGTTGAGTGTGTCGACAACCTCGTCTGGTTCAAGGGCGCGGCCCGTGACTAGCTTCGACTTGATCTGCGCGCTGTCGTCCAGCAGTTGCTTCACGCTGAGGAACACACGATATTCGATTTCCGTAAGCTTGTGGTCCTTCGGGCGGGCACCAATGAGTTCTCCGACAAAAATCTCCCACGTGTCCTGTTCCCTTGGTCGGGTGGCGGTCCTGAAACACCCGTAGCGGGAGCCCCCCGTTGACATCAGCGACCGGGCGTGAACCCGGTCCTCCTTCATCGCGAGTGGCTCATCCAGCCTGACGCCCTGCATTCCATGGCCGCCTCCCTCCGGGGAATCGCGGCTCCCTTCACGGCCCAGCCACCGGCCGACCCGCCCCACCCTCTCCTCAGCATCGAGGACGGCATCGGCGTGGTGAGCATCGAAGGGCCAATCCTCCGCAAACCGGACCTCTTCGCCCGAGTGCTGATGGCCGCAACCAGCTCCGAGGAAATCGGCGACGCCCTCCGCGAGGCCGGCGAGAGACCCGACATCAAGGCCGTCTTCCTCGACATCGATTCGCCCGGCGGGACCGTGGCCGGCACCCCGGAACTGGCCGCGGCCGTCGCTTCGCTCAACGCCCGCAAGCCGGTCTACGCGTTCTCTTCCGGCCTGATGTGCTCGGCTGCCTACTGGGTCGCCAGCCAGGCCCGCGCCATCTACGCCACGCCCTCCGCCCAGGTCGGCTCGATCGGTGTGGTGCAGGCGGTCGTCGACCACTCCGCCGCCATCGAAAAAGCCGGCATCAAAGTGGAAGTGTTCTCGGTCGGGAAATACAAGGCGATGGGGGCTCCCGGCACGCCGCTCACCGACGAGCAGCGCGAACTCATTTCCTCCAACCTCGCCGAGATCGCCGGTGAGTTCCACACGGCGGTGCTCGCCCGGGGCCGCGCCATCCCGGCCGAGGCGATGGAAGGCCAGACCTTCAGCGGCAGGCAGGCCCAGCGCCAGAACCTCGCGGGCATGGTCGCCGACCGCGCCGAGGCGATGCGCCGCCTGCGGGTCTACCACGCCGCCTCGGTTGACACCGGATCACAGGCGATGAACACCGCCATCGAAGACGAACTCGCCAAAGCCCGCGCCGACCTCCTCGCGCTCCAGCGCGACCACCAGGCACAGGCCGAACTCCTCACCGAGGAAAGCACCACCGCTACCTCACTGCGCGGCGAAGTGGAACTGCTCGCCGCCGAAATCGAATCGCTGCGGGCGGAACGCGACGACGCCAAAACCGCGAGCGCCGGTCTGCTCACCGGCCGCGACACCGCCACCGCGGAAGCCGCCACGCTGCGGACCCGCGTCGCCGAGCTTCAGGCGTCGCAGGCCGACTTCGACCGCCGCGTCCAACTCGAAGTCGCCCGCGTGGTCGCGTCCACCGGCACCACGATGCCCGCCCGCGTCACCCCGGCCGGCGACGCCCCGCAAGCCGCCGAACTCCACGCGCAGTTCGCCGCCATCACCGACCCCGCCGCCCAGACCTCCTTCTGGCGAAAGCTCACGCCCGAACAGCAAGCCCTCATCCTCAACCACCAAGCCTGACCACCCGCCATGCCCAACACCCTCACCAACGTCAAAGACATCAAGGTCGCCCAACGGGCGCTCATGCCCTTCATGTCGAACCTCCTGCCGGTCACGGCGTTTTCCACCGACTTCAGCCCGCTGCCCGCCGAGAAGCTCGACACCGTGCGCGTCCCGCTGGTCGGAGCACCCACCACCTCGAGCGACTTCACCGGTGACTACGCGGCCAATGCCGATTCCACCGTCACGGTGGTGCCGGTCACCCTCAGCCGCCACAAATACAAAACCGTCCACGTCACGGCCAGGGAATCGACCGAGACCGCCCTCGGCGTGCTGGAAACCTTGGTGGAAGCCGCGGCCCAGCAGCTCGCCCAGGACGTGCTGGTCGACATCCTCGGCTGCATCACCGCCGCCAACTTCGGCACTCCCGGCATCCCCGCGCTCGCCGCCACCTCCTTCGACTACAAGAAGGTGCTCAACCTGCGCGAAGCCTGCGGCAACGCCAAGATGCCGCCCAACCCGCGCTCGCTGGTCCTCGACTCCGGATACTACACCAACATGCTCGCCGACGACGTGGTGGCCAAGAGCTTCAACCTGAACCTCAACGCCCCGGCCATCACCGAGGGCATGGTCAAGCGGCTCGCCGGATTCGACCTGCACGAGACGACC